CTGAAGTTGAAGATTTAACACCACCAAAATCTAATACACAAACAGATGCATTTGTTGTTAAACCAGATACAGTTGAACTATTATAAATTACAGCAGCTTGTGCTGAAATAGTTGCACTTGTAAATGATATATCATTAAAATCACATACAGCCGTATCTGTAGATAGTGTTGGCGTAACAGATGTTAACGCACCACCACCCTCAGAATAAGTGCCTGAGTTTGCTACTTCATCAGTTTGTTGAAATGCAGTTGTTGATTTACTTAAAGTTGCTTCTGAGTCGTATAATGCTAGTTTAAAAGCGTTCCCTGTCGTTGCCGTAAAATTGTGTAGGCCTTTCAGGATCTCCACTTTAAAACTGTTACATACAGCTTGAGTAATTGCCATAATAATCTCCTATGGGTTCCTTGATTCGAGAGGGATACGAATAACGCCGTCCCGAAATTCGTCTCTACGATCACGCCCCATCTCATATGTGGCTAATGCTTGTACAGACTGATTATACATTTTATCGTAGTATTGTATCATATCTGCTGGACCTTTCAAGTATCCAAGTGCTTCTAAAATACAACCATACAATAGCACGTTCGGAGCATTTTGACTTAACCAAGTTGACGTATTTGAACTTGTTAAACCAGCAGGCTTGTACGTGTATGCGAGCTCTACAGTTAATGCAGCGTTCGGGGTAGGCGCAAGATAGTGAGTGTCCTGATCCCACATCGCATAATACTTTGGCGTTGCGGCTCCAGCGGACGTTCTATCTGGTGCATATTCATTCATAAACGAAATATCTTTCTGTATCAAGTAAGTTCTATCATCATTACTATCTATCAACTGCACATATCTCGTTGCTTCCCAATCAGCGGGAAGTGGTAAAAAAGGATTGTTAACTGTTAGTGTTGCTGTGTCATATTTTCTGTAATAATTTAAATCAACTGTTCTTCTTATTTTATCTTCTATAGATTCAATAAAAGGTTGAATGACAGCATCTGAAAGCACTGTAGTAGTTGTTTCTGTATAATTTCGTACGTTATCTGTTAAATCGGAATAATCGGTCATGACGTGCTCACTGTAACATTACCTACGCGAGAATTCAACTGTGTAGGTTTATTTGGTTGTTGTACACTTAAAGGCATCATGCTTTTTTGTGTAGAGGCATAAGCTACCCCATTTGCATAATAATTAGTAACTGGCATATCAAGGGTTTGAAACTGATTAACTGTCAATCCAAATCCTTCTCCATCATAAGCGGCGTCTCCAGTTGTTGGTTTTACTACTGTTCTTCCAGCATTTACAGGTCCTGTAGCACCACCGACAAAAACTCTTGAATCTTTTACTTGAGATCTAGCATATTGCAAAGATTGAGGATCTGTTACAATTGGTAATGGTTCTAGTTGTGGATGTTTTGGTTCAAACTCACTAGTGTGAACCCATGAACCATTCCACTCTTGCACCATTTCATTGTAGGGAAATGCCATACCAGATCTATCTGATATTCGTTTTGCAAATTTACCAGACGCATATTTGCCCATTATTAAACTCCAGGTAAATAAGTTTTAGGTGTTAAAAATAAACTTGTTCTTTCACCGTCTTGAGCTGCGGCTCTTTGAAACTCATCTTCATAAATTTGTTTTAATAATTGAATTCTGTCTGGTGCTTTTTTCATAGCTATGTAATAAGCTAATCCAGCAGTTAGACATGGAAGAAATCGAAAAGGAATCTCAGCATTATTTGTGTAAGCGCCCGAGTCCTTCATCCGAACAAGAGCATAATATACTAGAGTGTACGTTGTATCGGCTGCAGGATATAGAAATAGCGTTGGGTTTATCGTACGCTCAAAGTAGTATTGACTTGGTCGTCCGCTGGTTGTTTTAACGGTATAATTTAAATATGTAGAACGACTAATTGATGTTGTTGAAAATTCATTGTTACTCGAATCACGGATCACGACATCTGTAATATCTATAATCTGTTGAGCTGCATCAGCTCCTGCACCAAATAAATTAACACCTGATAATTCTGTTGTTGTTGCAGGTAAAGTTTTTTCTTGTTTTTGAATTGTCCAAAGATTTAAACCTCTGTTAGCCCACTCTGCTAATAAAAGATTAAGAGAACGTCGTGCGGTTTTTAAGTCGTATCCACTACGTACTTGTAAACCGCAACGTTCAAATGCTTCTTCTGCTATATCATCTATAGATAAATCAAAATCCGCTGTTGTAGCATAGGTTGGCATCTATTTTTTCTTCATCATACCGCCGCCACGTTTTTTAACAGCGCCACCACGTTTCATAGCTTGTTTCTTTTTAGGGCCCATCATGCCGCCACCCATCATTTTTTGCATCATGCCGCCACCACGTTTTTTAACTGATTTTTTCTTCATTAGTACCTCCGAATATTCGTTTATAGGTTTTATGTCTGGATACCACAACGTCTTGATAATACCCAGTTGGCCATTTTTTATAATAACCAATTCGGTGTAGTTTATCAGAAGCTTCTTGTAATTGCGAGAACTTTTGTATGAGCATCATTGAATATTCCAGGTCACTATTTACAACAGGGGTATCCCCATTTGGAGTAACCAAAAACTCTTGTTCTTCCTCATTGGCTGGATTGAGGGGATGAAAACCCATAAAAAATATATCTTTTTTATTATACCAACCATTATAGTCATCGATCATATCCTGAAATTTATCCAATGAATAGTTAAAGTACGGATCACAAAATATCAATATTTCATGAACTTCAAAATCAAGTTGTTTTAAATGAGCATTTAATTCTGCTTTGTATTGTTTAAATTTTCTTTTTGTTTCAATGACAACTTTGTGATCGTTCCATGTTTTTTTAGCAAAAGGACACGCAGGAAAACCACCTAAATGTTTATTAGGTATTTCTAAAAATTCCTCTGACCACTTACGTACGTCTTGTATTATTTCTTCTTTAGAATACACCTTTAAAATCAAAGCCTCTAATGGCTGCTCCTGCTCTTCTTTCTTTTGATATAAGACCTCCTCTAGCTGCAAATGTTTTTACATTTGTAGGTTTACCTCCTGGATTGCCCGCAGCCCTCTTTCTGCTGACAGCACTCGCCTTTTGCGACTTTGTCATCCGTGTGGCTTTTGCAAGGGGTACGCATTTCGGATACGCTCTTTTGCTCCCCTTTTTTCTGCCACAAGGTTGATATTTTCCGTCTTTCTTCGGTGCTCCAATATCCACCCACTTCTCTTTCACCCATGCTCTTAATCCTTTCTTTGCCATTAACTGTATTTTGTTTTTTTCCGTTTGTTTTCTGCAACCGCTCCGCACCCGCGCGCGATGCCACCTTTATTAAACTTAGAAACTGCTTTTCTTTGTTGTGAAAGTTTGTTTGATTCAATCATTCCCCCAGCAGCTTTTTTATTTTTCTTTTTTCCACCTTCAACTGTTTTGCCAGAACAAATTGAACTTGCATACATGTTAGCATAAGCAGACGGATAAACTTTAAATTTTCTTTTTGCGGCTGCTTTGCCTTTAGCACATAATTTACCCATGACCTTGCCCTCTGTATTTAACGTGTTGACGTCTTTTGTTTTTATTCTTCGGCCTACTGCGAGAAGAATTACCTATACTAGTTCTTTTTTTAACAGGAGTAAAGTATTGGTTATTTGGTAACTTTACTGCCATTATTTCATTTGGTTAAGAGGGTTTTCCAGAGTTAGCTTTATTTGTTTATCTATATTTTCTTGTAACTCTTTCATCTTTTCTTCTAAGTTCGTTTTTAACTTTGTCATATCTTCTTCAACAGTATCTATTGCAATCTTTAAATCTTTTGAATTATCTCTAGCATCTTCTTTAACTTGTTGTTCTACATCATTGACAATCTTCTCTACTCTTCTTACATCTTGCCGAAGGTCGTTTTTCAATTCGTTTGCCACATCACTCACTAAGCGGATTTCTGACATCATCATTTCCATTTCTTGCATTATCATTTCAACTTCTGTTTGTATAAGCTCCGTCTTGCTCACCATTTCTTCTTTAGTCAAAGCAATAGTCTTATCAAAGTCTGAAAGGTCAGGGGCAACATATGACTCAATTTGCGCAGACATATCCTGAAATTTCTTGAACATCTCAAAACCGCCATATAAAACACCAACACTACTACTTAATGCTAGTATTATTGCGAGCATTTTTCCGCCCTTAAAAGTTATGCCTCCTATATTTACTTCTGCCACTGTTGCATCACCATTTCGTTCATAAGCCCATCACTCCCTGCAAACAAGAAATACTGTGCTATATTGTTTGTTGTCAATTCAGCATCAGGAATAAACTGATCGGTAAAAAAACCATCAATATCATTCAGTTGTTGTTGAGAGTCAAAGAATGATTTTGAATCTCCTAACACTTGCATCACAATCAATGTTTTTAACTGATTTGCCGAATCATATCTACCCTTATCACCCATCTTCTTTAATATTTTTTTTGCCGCTACTTCCTTTTTACTTTCCTCTTTTTTAGGTTCTTCTTTAGGCTCTTCTTTTTCTTCTACTTCTTCAGTCTCCACTTCTTCAGTTTCATTTTCAGTAGTCTCTGGTGTGCTTTCTTCCTGCTGAGGCTCCTCCTGCGTATCAGGTTCAGGCTCTGTAGTATTTTCTTCAGTAGGTTCATTTTGTACCTCCTCTGATTGTGGCTCTGGTTCAGGCATTTCCATTTCCATCTCTGCTTCAATATCTGTTTCAACACTTGCCATTTCAACTTCTGGTGTTTCCATTTCCATCTCTGGTATTTCTATTTTCATCTCCATTTCAACTGTTTCATAAGAAACTTCTATGTCTGGTTCATTTATTGGCTGTATATCTATTTCACCCCCTGGTTGTTCCGTTACAATATTATTATCAAAAACTGTCTCAACAATATCTATTACTTCTGTTTCTGTACTACCTCCATAAGCAACCCACATTTCTACAGAGGTTATAGATTGTGTCACAATTGTGGAAATAGTATTGTATAATACGTTTACAGCTATATCGTCAAAAACTGGGCCGATTGCCATATTGATATCGCGTCCTCCAATTTCTATAACTAGCGTTGTTATTGTTCCTGCAAAATCAAAACCACTTTCATATGTTTGATAACCACTGTTTACACCAGATTCCGATAATATATCTGTGCCACTGAAAACAGATGTACTGCCATTTCTACCTGTAATGTGCATATAAATACGATCTTGTGAATCTTGTTTATCTACTTTGATAGAGTAGTTAGTGCGACCACCATATTTTATATCTAGCTCTGATATATCAACTGTTTGTATAAAAGTTGTTCCCATACCTTCTACACCCATTGTGCTAGTAGATGAGCCCGAACCTGTTATTTGAGCACACTTATCTGCTCCTAATTGTCCGCATGTAGATCCTGTTGGCATGCTAGCGGGCCCTTGGCCACCCCAGTCCACGTCCATTGAACCGTCCTTCGAAGTCGCTACATAGCCATTATCACTGTCTAAAATATTGCCTGAATCTTCATTTGTTACTGTTGTCGTTGTTGTATCAGTCGTAGTAGTAGTCGTAACTGTATGACCATTAGCTTCATAATCTATTGTCTCTGTAACAGTTTCGTTAATTATTTCTTCAATAGTAGGTGTGCATAGTCCAACTGTATCTGTTGAACAATCTACAGCCTTACTAGAAAAGGATAGGCAAACCGATATACATAGCCATAGCCAAAAATAAAAACTTCTTGAACTCGTCATCGCTTACATCCTCATTTACATTAATTTTTAAAACATCATCTTTGTTGAATACAACACTTCCTTCGGGTATCATATCTGGATTTGACTTCCATTTCTCTAAAGCTTCTGAGCCAATAGATCCCATATATGGTGGTGGAGTTCCTGCCATAACTAAACTGTCAAATACACGGCTATCCTGAGCTAATAATGAAATCGCCGCAACTTTAAGCCCTGATGCATATAATTGGCGGGAAAGCTTCAAAAGCTGACATAGCTCATCGTCCACAACTATTCCTGTAGCCAAACCAAGTATGTTGGTTTGTATTGCACCTGACGTTGCTACTTTACAAACATCAGAATTGTTTACAACAACACTCGGTGCACTTGCGGTTGGTACAGATTTGTCCGTCACCACTGTTGAACTGACCGTGTTTGTCTCTGCACCCAATGCTGAGTTCATCATACTGTTTAAAAAAAATATTAATATCGTTGCAAGGACAATACCTATTATTGATGGTTTTAACATTGCACATCCTGTAATATTTTATTTACTTGTTCATCTTTTACAAGAGCTCCAAATGAATAAACTAATCTCTCTCCGTTTTTAATTGGAGTAGATCCATGATTTTCTAATGATGCTAATATTAACCACAAATCATTCTTTTCTAAATTTGTTACTTCATTATCAACAATCATATCTCCGCCTTCTTGTGGCTTTTTTAACAACACATTTGCCCTTACGTGCGTGTAACCTTTTGGAGCAGGATCTGTATGAATATGAGTGCACGCATGATCCTTATAATGGTTCATTAATATATTTCCAATTTCTGGTTCATACATTTCAGGAATTAAATTAAATTCACCAAAAGCTTTTTTCCATAATTCTTTACTTGGTTTTTGTTTAGAGTATCTTCTTCCAAAACTAACAGGGTTTTGTATAAAATCTTTTTTATTAAATTTTATCTTTGAAGACTCTTTCCAATTTTTTACAACTCTTTTAATAGATAAATTCATTTTAACATTTCCAACGTTTTCTAGCTTGTCGTAGTCTTGATTTTGGATTAGCCGCAGCTTTTGGAAACTTTTTCATTTGTCCTGCACTTCTTGCACAATATGATTTTCTACGATTTGCAGCTTTAGATCCTTTTTTAACTTTACCTGTAACTGCTGTTTTTAATTTTGAACCAGGGTTCATCGCTCTGTATTTTTTAACACCAGCGCGAGTCATTCCCGCCCCCTTTTCAGTAGGGCGGAAATTTTTTTTATTTCGTCTTGGTTGTTTGTCAGCCATTAACTTAACGCTTCATATCGTTTGTTAAATTCAATAATAATTGAAATTCTGTCGCCTGCTGTTGCTACAGGAAAAACAATATTTACATCACCTGTGACACCACTTGATTTCGGATTAGTAATTCCACCAAAGGAACTAAAATCAAAATCAGTTTGTCCAGTTGATAAGGCTATTGCTTGATCATCTGTAGAAGCATCAAAGTTTAATTCAACAGAATCTGCTGGCGCTGTAAAAGAAGCGTTATACCAAATCTTATTTATATCAAGATATGTGCATGCATCTCCATTTACATTTGTTGCTAAACCAGAAGCATCAATTGTTGTAGTGCCTCCGTTTGAGCCATCACTTGTGCTGTGATAAGAAAAAATTAATTTCTTACCTCCATCAAAAATATTTCTTGTAGTTGCTGAATAAGCCATAATTTATCTCCTTGCAATGAGTGGGGCCATTACACCCCACCCAGGTTAATTAATTATTACGCGTCAGCGAAAGGAGTTACTAAAGTTCCTGAACCTAATAACTGTGCTTCCACGTGATATTTATCATTAGCGATTACTGTGCATTTAATTATGCTACCTGCAAGACCGCCTTTTGTTGATCCATTTAACGTTATAACATCATTTGATGCCGCAGAGATAAAAGTTTTACCTGCCGCTGAATCATCAATACCTATGTAAGCGCCACCAACAAATTTGTCAGTACCATCCGTTAATACATCCATATCAGTAGCTGCTGTTTCTACAATAAACGTAAAAGTAGCTCCTAAGTTATTTGTATTGTTTATATCATTACCTGGACCTGTGCCATTAGCATCAGCCGTAGCTATGATAGTTGGTAAAGTAAATTTGCCGTCCGCATCGTTACAAGTTAAAATTCGACCTGCGTGGTCTGCAACTGTTAGAGTAGTATCAGCAGTTAAGCTTACTACGTTTCCAACACCTGCTCCTATGAAACCATTAATTGATTTTACTGGTCCCTGAAAAGTTGTTTGTGCCATGTTAACCTCCTTGGTGTATAGCCCTTCGTCATGTAGTCTCTATACTGTCTGCCTAGCCAGTCTACACAACTAAATTAATACTAGGAAGGAGATTATAAAATAAAAAAGGCGCTCTTACAAGCGCCTTCTTTTCCTGGGAGGATCCAGTAAATTTTATGAACCTTGAGATCCGTATACACATCTAGGATCTGAGAAACCAAAGCTGTATCTCTCTCTTGCTTTGTA